AGATCTAGCTAGATCTAGTGTACAGTTAAACTTGTTTGGGTGTACGGTTGTTATTTTAGTGTGTACAGTTATTTTATTATTATTTTGTACATTTAATTTGTACATTTATATTTGACTTGTACAGTTATTGTGTTAAATTTGTACTTACTAACAAAGGAGATATTTATGAGTGCCACTTTAGATAAAGTAAAAAACAAAGAATTCGAGTCTATAAAAAAGGACGTGGTGAAGTTCTGCAGAACGACTGAAAATGTCGCTTGGGATGCTAATGGAAAGCTGAAAGACATATCCAGCAAGGAAAAAGGTCAGCTGACATCTAGCTGTGGACGCAAATTTAAAGCAATCCTGAAAAACTTAGGGATAGGCTTTGAAATTGAAAAAGTGGGCGATGATAAGATCCATACTTATTTTTTATTAGCCGATAGAAAAGGTGAAATTCATTATCTCTCTCGACTTCTTAAAGCGGCTCAAGATGCGATATTGTCTCTCGAGATAAAACATCACAACATCGATAAATATCTAACAACAGCACAAAAGCAGCTTGAAGCCTATTGGCCAGAAAGAGTTAAAGAGTTGAACTGGTCGCGTTCTCTGCCTGTTCTAAGGGATGCGGTGTATAAAATGAGAGCCGATGCCAAGGCGCTGGAACGTCAAGGCTCTGAAAAAAGTCGACGAATTGCTGGTCCTATTTTAAAAATATTATCCAAGATTAAAATCGAGCATCACCTTTATTACTCAATAAATGAAGCCTATGCATGGTCGCGCAAACGAGCCACAAGTGAAGACAAAACCAAACTCACTGCAAAAGCCAATAACATGATCATGGTAAACCCTGAATACGCCTTGAAGTCAGCCGAAAACATTATACTGGCGGCTATCAGTGAAAATACACCTGAAGACAAAGTGCCAACCTATCTGCAGCTGACAATTGCGCTGTTAATCGTTTCAGGCCGTCGCAGAGGTGAGATTTTAAAAACAGGTACTTTCGACATTTTACCAACCACTAAAAAAGGGCATGTGACGTTTGACGGGCAGTTAAAACTTAAAAAACGCCACCTGTTTGATGATGCCAAACCTTATGACATCCCAATTTTGATCTCACCTACATCATTTATCAAAGCGCACGATGTGCTGGTGGAACAATTAAACGATCACCAAGTAACCTACTTAAACTCAGTAGGCGAAGAAGTAACAGAACCCGTTCGAAATGGTGACAGATACGATGTTGAACACAACGATGCAGTTTCTCAAAAATACAACAAAGCACTTAAAAGTAATGTAGTGAGTTTATTTGAAGAGCCTGAAATGACACCGCACATGATGCGAGGCATTTACACTGAAATTGCATACGATAAATTCCGAAACGACGGTGAATCTCGCAGCAACTTCCGAACTCGAGTACTAGGTCAAGCAAGTGGCGAAGGTGATAGCCAACTATTCTATGAAAAGTTCGAGCTCACTACAAAAGTAAGCAAGGCACAAGTAAGAGATCAAAAAAGTAATGACGATAAGCCAATTTACGAAGACGCTATTGAATTCTTAAAAAGCAAAAATGAAGAGATTGCCGGGCACATTCGAAGCCCTAACTTAATCAAAATGCACGAATGGACGATACAACAATTTGAAAAAGGTTTGAAACCCTCACAATTAACTCAAGGTTATGTCAGAAAGTATTGCTTGCTCGGCGGTAAAAAATTAAACGCCGCCACAATAAAAACATATTTTGAAAAATGGATACATTGGGACGAAGACAAGGTAACTATCTTTGAATCTCAATTGCCAGTAGCCAAAGCAAAACCAGAAAAAAAGGAGATCATCAAACCCAAATTTGACCACAGCAAACCACCTGTTAACCTCGGTGATAATGTGTGGAAAGTGTTTTACAGCTTAGATGGCACGTGGCACGACAAAGTGGTCGAATCTGATAGCGCTTTCAACGCTACAAAAAAACTGTTCACTATTCTCAATTCTGTACCTAATTAAGAGTTGCAGCGGATTGAGAATAGTACATAATCAAGGCTCTCTTTTGACATTGTGTGGATTTATTTCTATTATTTCCTGATTCAAATATAATGGACAAAAGAGCGTCTTACTTTTTTTTTAATTGACCCTTTTCTCGCAGGAGTATTTACATGGAAATCAATTCCAGCACGTCTCAAAGTGCAAATTTAGCAAAAGCATCTGAAGCTGTTGCAACTGAAGAAACAAAAGAAGATTCAACTGAATCAACTTCAACAGAAGTGCAAACTGACACAGTCACTATTAGCCCCGAAGCTATGGCGATGTCTAACTCACTTCCGGGTCCTGGTGACGACGGTCAACCACCGCGTGACAAAGACTAATTTAGTTTAACTTTTTGCATAGAGGTTTGCTCTCAAATGGATTTTATTTTTAAAGGGTTATTTTTGGTGAACCTCTCTATATTTTTTGCTGGTGCTTGGCAAACAAAGCACTCACCTAACTTCTTTTCTATATTCGCTATATTGTCTTTTTTTAGTGTAGCCGACTTAATAGTTCACCGATTAATATCAAATAATATAACTCACGAATATTCTTATTTGTGGGGTTTGCCAATGGTAGTGAATTGGTTGATTTGTTTGACTTGCTTATATAAACGAAACAAAGTCTGGCCTTTAGTGATCAAGTACTGGAATAAAACGCCGTGGGCAAAAGGAATTAGCCAATTAACTCTTAATCCCAAATTTTATTATATCCCTATAAAAACAGAAAAAACGCTGATCTGTTTTTACTTAATATGGATAACCTTCATGCTATTAGAAGGTATTGAACAATACGGATATGTAAATATTCAATCCGATTGGGCTCAGGCTTTAGTTAACGGTATTAATTTAAAAGGCACTTATTTAACGTCTACCTTGTTCGAGTTCACAATAAACTCAGACGTCATCTTCAGTTATCAATTCAATGAAATTTATTCAAACGCTGTAACCATAAAACGTTCACTTATGGTTGTAGAGTCATTCGTATGTATATGGTTAGCTTATACCGTATATCAAGCAAGTAAACTGCTTAAAGCGCAGTTGCCCGCAATGGAGTTTTAAAATGCAAACAAACAATTCAACCATCACTGTTCTTCAATCATCACTAAGCCTTAGTAATGAAAAAATGGCTGATATTTTCAGGGTATCTTTATCTGAATATGAATCATGGATTGCTGGTGAAGATTTACCAACACACGAACAGCTGGTAAATGCAATTATTCAACACATGCAAAAGAATGACTCTAATATGACTAATGCTACGTTAATTGATCAAGTTCTACATTTGCTTGATAACATTTCAGCGATGGCCGATGTATTGTATAAAAGTTTATCTGGAACAAAATCATATTCTGAATCTCAAGTATCAAAGATGATCCAAGACCAGTGCGTTCTAGTTAAAAAACAAATAGCGTTGCTTATCAGCTAAGATAAGCAACCAGCTTACCTTTCAACTTTGGCTGTTCTCTATTCTTCTTTCAGTCTTTCATTTATTTTTTGAATGCAAGCTACTGAACACAAGTGTGCCAGCGAAATCGAATCTCTTTTAGAAATGGCTATTCCCTGAAACTGGAAAACTTGCCCATAAATAATCACTTCTATTTGTGTGCAGTAGCCGCCAACTTTTAGCAAGCGGTTTCTCATTTCTAAATCTGTTACGGATGGGATGTAAGGCGCAATTTCTGAATTCTTTAAGCTCACCGTTACTATGCTGTGTGGGCCTATTTCGTCTATGCAATGATTTACCAAAAAACGATGCTCTGAACTGACTAGTTGTAGTTGGTTACAAACTGTGTTGGTTCCCTTCTCCTCAGTATGTGGAAAATGCCCTGATTTATAAAAAAAGTGAATCAACCCTTTCAATTTTTGTATATCCATTACCTACTCCTTTAAAATTAACTTACTATTATTCATATCTATACAAAGTGCTAACCTGCCCGTTCTCGTTCCTTTAATGACTGAGAAAACACTCTCGCTAAATATCCATCAGACATGGCTGTATATTTAATATCGTCTATGTCGTTAATATCTAGCTTATCTATCGCTAATATAAAGCCTAACCCTACTGACTCCGCTATAAAGCGCACACGTTCAATCTCAGCTTTTGGTAAGTCTAGGTTTATTACTTTAGTTAACGTGGCGCTGGCTGCTTCTGCGGCTAAATTACCTTGGTTGATTTGGGTGATGTCACTTGGTACTAGCCATTTAGATAAATAACTTTGCTTTTCTTTAATGCTTTTTTCGCTGTTTGTTAAATTATCAACGGTTTCTAATAAGGTGCTTTGACAATTTATCTTTAATTTCTGCCAATCGGTGCTTTCAAGATTCACTCTAAATAACGAACAATCATCGACAATTCTTTGATCACTATCTGCACTAACATTTAAGCATTTCTCTGTATTAACAAATTCGCTCTCAAAATTGCTACATCCCTTATTAGATAAGGGTTCAACAGGTAAATCATTAGTGGCATCAACAGCTACTAATTTATTAATAATAGAAACGTCCGGTGCCACTTTTTCAAGACCTTCTAATTCCCGTTCTATATCATTCACAATGCCTTGATTTCGTAATAGAGCTAATTCTCTTAAAGACTCCAAAGACGTACCATCAACGCCATAAATGCGCGTCTTACCGCCATCGGTCTTTTTGATGATTTCAGTTTTAATACCAAATGAATTTAATGTGTCGTGGAACCAGCGCACAGGCTGCTTCTTAGAATCAAACGTCACGTTACGGTTAAGGAATGTAAACAGGGCTTCTTTATTCTTTTTAAGCCAATTGGGGAGTTTTTTGCGTAAGTCTTTATCCGACCACTGCTTGCCGTTGTATTCAAAGTTTTCGTCAATACCTGCCGTTTTTAACAAGTAAGAAATAATTCGTTTTTGGCCAGCCAAGTGTCTAATTTCACTACGGCTTGTGGCATTGTCTAAATAACGTTGCTCTAAGTGACGAACGTAATAGTCAGGTAAGTTAATTAGCGAGGCTTTCATTACCTTATGCACGTAACGGTTCTTGTGCTCGTCAAAGGTGAGTTTTGCTAGTTTTTCCCAAGCGTCTTCTTTGCCATATTCGGTGAAGTTAAGCCAGTTAACTACATTGGTTTTTTGAATAGAGGCGTTGCTGGCGGTCATTTCACCCAATTCAACTAGCGCTAATTCTTCTTTGCTTAATACCAAGTTATCAGGTGACATCAAGTCGTCCATGATTTTACCGTCAAGCTTTTCACGAGCAGCTTTGTGTCGTTCTTTACCGATATCATGCATTAACGGATCTTTTTCAATAAACCTAATGGTGTAACCTTCCGCTTCGGCAATATCTAAAAAGCGCTTTTTAAAGTTCTGTTTATTAATCGCCTTAAACGACTCAACATGAACATAAAGCCATTCGTATAATGAATCTTTAAATTTACGACAGCCAGTCTCAGGATCGATACCCAACCACTGCATGGTGTAATGAGTTGGATTATCTAGCTTTAATTTTTTGATGATGTTGGGATCATCAATCGCATCAATTTGCGTTGGGTCTAGCCAAACATGATAATCGTTTACATCACGCCATCTTGCCAACATTTGATGTGCCGACTCAGCGGACAAAGGTGAATGTTTAAATGCGCCATAGATTCGGCTTACACCATGAGGTTGATCTACACTAAGTCCTGAAGCAGCAGAAGAACTATAAGAACCTGCATCATAATAAGCTGCTAAAGTTTCTGCGGGGCCGCAGAAATCTAGATTTTTGTTACAATTCTTTACAAAGCGCAGTTGTTCTTCGCCGCTGGAGTTATCTCCGTGAATTGTTAATGTTCGTCCTGGTCGAACTTTTGACCCTTTTAACTTTTCTTGTTCAAGTAGAAGTTGCCCTATGATTTTCACATGCTCTTTTGATGAACACGGCATGAATGATTTGTTACCTTGCCTAACGTAATCTATAAAAGCTTCAGTTACTTGTTCTTTTGATTCGTATATATTTAACGTACTGCCCGTTCTAGGCTTAAATTTGTTTATGTGGAATGTGCCTTTGTGCAAACCAATACGTTTACAAAAACCAATGGTTAAATCCGATAAATCAGCATCTGCTAAAATGGCATATTTGGCGTTGGTTAACGCAGCTCGTAACGCATCCAAATTTTGCGTTTTAAACTTCATTACATCAGACAAATAATGTTGAAGGGTTTGATCACATTCATCAATAAACACCATGTCGTAAGTGTCTAATACGCCTGCCAGTCTGTGCAAACTGTCTGGCGTGATAACAAGTCGGTTTGATTTTTTTAACATTTCGTTACTGTTGGCAGAACCTGACTTTACTGTTAAGTCTTGATACCAATCGGCTTCAAATTGCTCTGCCAGTGCAGCGGTTAACGTCACGCGAAAACAAATAATCAATGTTCTAAGTTCAGGGTGGTTTTTAACAAACTCAGCCGTTGAGGTAGATTTACCCGTACCCTTACCACTTCGAATTAAAGAAAGTCCCGGTGTTAACTCAATGTTTAACTTTTCTTGATCCACCACATTAATATCGTAGCCACGAATATACTGTGTTAATTGGCGTTTAAGTTCGTTCATGCCGAACTTCACATACACATCACTCCAGTCATCGCCACGTTCTTGAGGAACCGTAAATTTACCGCAAGACTCAATATAATCATTTAGGTCGTTTTTAAACATGCCATTTGGCATTAGTGCTTTATAAGCGTGTTCTAAACCTGCTTTATCGTGATCGGGCGCACCAATAATCATGGCGTGCGGGTAACGCATTTTTAACAAACGGCAGGCTTTAGGAATATTGCTCTCACCAATAACCGACACAGTACATTCGCCACTGGCGATGTGTGAGGTCATTCCGTCCATTAAACCACCCATAACAAAAATACGGCTGGCGGTATTAGGATCACCAAAAATATAACCAGAGCCACTCGTTATAGAATTCGACTGCGTTCTCTTTTGGTATTTTATTCTGCCTTTATCGTCAGACTTTGGCTCGTCGTAAATACGCTCGTATCCACGGAATGAATTATCGATTAAATCAAATACTGGCCACGCTAAAAACTCACCCATATATTTAGAGGCATTATCGCGCCCTATTTTCAGTGGTATTAACTCCGCTAAATCAAAATCAGCTAACCCTTTTGAACGAATATAATTATTTCTGCGGCCCCGCAGAAAATTTTCGTAGTTGTTAAATTGTGGTTCTAGGCTAAGTGCTTTTTGATTACGTTCGCGCTCATATTGAGCTCGTTTATTAGGGAGAGGAATGACGTTGTTTTGATTTTCTGCGGCCCCGCAGAAAATTGAATTAAGCGTGTCTTGACCGATTAACTGAGTAACCGTTTTATAAAAAAGGTCTTCGTTTGGTTTGGCATTTAAGGGCGTCGCATTGTACAGCGCTTTAACATCTGCAGGATATTGATGATCGTTAACCCAATCACTTAATAGCTCGTAGCCGTCAAATTTTAGCGTTGTAAAAAAGGTGTGCGCTATAACTTCAAATTCTTGTGCATTTAATTGGCTAATACATTCCAGTATTTGCTTTGCACTTATTTTTGTTATTTTCATAAAAACCAAACAGTCGGTCATAAGGCTAAAAAAGCCGAAAAATTAAAAAAAACTGAGATTTTTATGTCGAAATTGACAAAAACAATTGAAATCACTGACGTTAAAGCTAAAATGTAAGCATAAGTTCAGCACATTTTTCTTACCGTTCATCCTTCGAACACTTAAAAATGTGTCGAGGTGAAAGGCGTTTTTGACTTAGTTCGCCCTAATCTCAGGACTTATACAGCAACTCAGCTACCAACTTTGTTGCTACGAATGAATTAGCTTTGTCACTGATTCACTCATCGCATTGCTTCAACAATGCGAAGTATTTAATAATCAACCCCAGTTGTCACTGGGGTTTTTTATTGAAACTAATCAATAAACTACCCTATTCCGCATCGCCTAGCAACCAAAAAAAGATCGTTTTCACAATCGTTTGATCCTAAATTACGCGTACATGATAGATCGAAAGCGGAAAAATATACAATAAATTATTCGTAAGAAATAATATTTTATCACATAAGGTTAGATATAGACTTTACCACTCCGATAATTTTAAACTCGTCATTTGGCACTAACGTAGCAAACATGTCATATATAGGGATTAAATTTATCTCTGTACCATCAAAAACATAGCGGTACATCAACAAATGGTTATCAACCATACGATGTACACAGACGTAGTTACCAGACACAGGGCTTTCGTTTTGACAAAAAGCAATTGACCCGGATTTAACACCAGGTGCAGTTATATTTCCAACTTCATCCGATATTACAAATGCGAAATCATAATCAGGATCTGTGGAGTTAATAAAAGCAGAATTAGTAACCTCGAAAACATCTCCTTTTTTACCATCATATAAGGGCACCTTTGCTACGTAACTCGATATATCATTAGCATTTTCACCTACGGTAGATTTATGGAAATCGGGGGTTTTTCCATTATGCATAAACATTAATAGATCAGTAGGAGTGATACCATAAACCTCTAATAAAGCAGTTAGAGTTATCCAACTAGGGTTTTTTGAATAGCCATCTTCAAAACTTTGTAATTGAGATTTATTGATCTCACGCATACCAGTCAAAGAGTTTTTTAACTTTATTTTTGACAATTCGATAGCCGCAGGGCGATGAATTTTTAGGTGTTCCTGTCGTATTTTGGTTAGTGCTTCATGCAGTTCGTACTTACTCATAACTATTCCAAGTATTTAAACTTAATCTATATGGCGAAACATTTATTATAATTCACAATAGTACCTAATATATAATTTATTACATCAAGAAAATCACGGTATACCGTGATAAAAAACGGTTTATCGTAATGAAAAAACGGAATAATGTCCCTAATTCACCGAATCATCTATAAAATTTACGTTGTGTCGTAATAAAAATAGTTAAATTCATGTAATATTATTTACAAATAAATAATATATTGTGTTATTGTTCATTTAATAGCTAAGGATGTTAAATGAACAACATAGAACATGCGGTAAACCACACAAGAAGCATTGTGAGTTCGGTTTTAAATCCGAACCAGCTGAGTAGTGGCTCAAATCCGGGTGTTAACACCGCGTTAGTTAAAACCTCCCACCATAAAAACAGAAAAACCATAGACCATAGTGTTTGCACTTCGTTAATTGATGGCTTTGAGAAAAAGCAGCAACTTGTTGTTGTGCACGATCATATTTCTGTGTCTGAAAGCAAAGGTTATTCATCGGACAAACCTCTTTTCTATGGTTCATTAAAACAAACACGAGAAGTTAAAGCGGCTATTGGGCTTTTATCGCCAATAGAGCAACTTTGGATCAAGTATGTTTATGGTTCGGTTAACAACAAGTACGCGGAGATCACATTGCAAATGTGGTCACAAAATCAATTCTTTGAATTAATGGAAGAGCAAGACATTAATACTGCCTTTGAGTTTGTAAAAGAACACTCTGGCGCTGCGGAAAATGTATTCCGCTCTCTACGCGATAAAACCAAAAATAAAATTCGCCTACTTGCTCCTTTTGCTGTGCGCAACGGGGCTCATCATGTTTTACATGGTGAGCCTCTATTTTCTTCTAAGCAGCTTTATACCCAAATTAATGTCACTAAAGACAACTGGAATAAACGCCTCGCTCCTATGTGGCGTGTGTGGATGAACGTGCTTGAATTCCACGACAAACAAGCAGTAAAAAAAATTCACGACAAGATTTACCCGCTATTAATCGACCAAAAACAAATTTCTGCGGGGCCGCAGAAAATTCAGGAGTACTCATAAATGAACATGCATGGACTAGGTTTGAACTGGGAAACCGCGAAACCGTCTACCAAGTCAGCGCACCCAATTTATCACTTGCGCTGGGGTAAATTTAACTTTCAGCCTGTTTATGTTGCGGTGTGTTTGGCATTAAAAGAGCGTATTGATGAATCAGCACGATAGAGCTCAATTGTCACTTACGTTAACAGCAGAACTGTCTTATTGGTTAGCAGTAGCAAACGGTGAAAAACCGAATAAGTCGACGCACATCAAAGCGGTGTTGAAACGCTTAGAGCAAGCACCAGAGGCAACCAAACAAGTTAAACATCGTTTGCGTGAAATGAGAGTGTCGTCTGAGTTTGAACAGCAGTGGCAAGTTAATTTAGACATTCACCTAAGTTTGCTCGAGAGCCTGAAAAACTCTAATGGCTTTTCTGATGAGTTTCGTTTGAGGATGGCGTTTGCGTCGTTAAGAAAACGTAAAGCTACGGCTCGACTTTGGATTGATGAAGGTTCAGCACAAAGTTTTAAGGGCTTTGTGGTGTTAGTGGCGGATGAAGAACGACAGCGTTTGGACTCAAACAAAAACATTATTGAAGGTGAGTACCTTGCGGTTTCAATTTTTGGCACACCGGCACAGATGAAGATGGCTAAAACGAGTTTAGCGAAGAAAGGTTTTGAGCTTCACACGCCAAACACGCGAGACAAACATGTGTTGAAGCATTGTGTGTTGCTAAGTAGTGCTAATTCCAATCCTAACTTAAAGGGAGTGTTGTAATGCAAAGTCGACGTCAATCACTAACAGAGTCCGCTATTAATACAGCGGTTGGGTTTATCGGTTCGTTTTTAATATTGGAACTGGTGACTTACTTCTTAAACGTAAATACCTCGCCACAGCAAAATATTGTCATGGTGTTGGTGTTCACGATTTGGTCATTGGTTAGAAATTATCTATTAAGACGCATTTTTAATTCATGGCACGAACAGCAAGCATTTGACCGAATTGCAGCTAAACATTTTAACGAAGAATAATTTTCTGCGGGGCCGCAGAAAATGAAAAGGGGATAACATGGAAAAGGTACAGCCACTGCCAAAACCAGTTTATTACAACGCTTTACAACAGCTCAATGAGTTAATGAAAGCCTATTCAAACCTAAAAGCCGCGAAAGAATGTTCGGAAGTAGTAGAGCAAGCCATTCTTGATTGTTGTAGTTCAATAACAGAAACCTTGCAACTTAATAAAGTACATGGCTTTTTCCCTGATGGATTTTCAGGTACATGGTATGCCAGTCGTTTCAAACCACTCAAATATCATCTAGACACAATAAAAAGTTCAACCCCTGAACCTGAATTTGTTGATGTATCAGCTGAGTTCTTTGCTTTGGTGTTAGCGCAAGCTGAAAAGAAAGGTATGGAACTAGAAGACAAAAACAATGAAAGTCCCGGCTCTTCGGAAACGTCTTACCATTGTTTAGGCTTAGAAGTAGCCAAGAGTTGTGAATTGGTTCATGCCATCCCTTCATTTTCACTAAGTCGTGATTTCGTATTTGCAGTGTTCCCTGACATGAAGGAATTGTGCAATGTTATTTAAGTCTTTCACTTTATGGCAACAAGCTAAACCTATCCCTGCATTAGCGGCAGCTGGTCAAGAATTGTTTGATCACTTAGTGAAGTTTCAGTTTACCGAAACCAAACCGGGTGATGCATTTAAAACGGGTTTTGTGTCTCCTGTCACTAAGCAACCGATTGATGTTGAACAACTCGAAGACGATGAAGAGGGCATAGTACCTGATGAATTGTTTTTACACGTTGAAAACCGCTTTTTGTTTTTCTGTATTGCGATTGAACAGCGTAAGGTGTCGACCAATGCAATGGCCGTTGAGATATCTAAAAAAGAAAAGGTTATTTTAGAAACTCAAGGTCGCTCCCTAAACCGACATGAAAAACAGCGTATTAAAGAAGAATTTTCGACAGAGCAACTTAAAACGGTGGCACCAGAGCGTGGGTTTAACTTCTTTGTTTATGATCAGCTATTAGGTCGCTTTTTTGTGGCGGGTAACAGTAACCAAGCCGAGCATGTATTTGCATTATTAAGACAAGCACTAGACGGTTTGCCTGTGTTACCTGTGGCGCTTGAAGAAGATCCAAAAGTATTATTTGGCAATTGGTTTGTCGAAGACCAAAAGCACTTTGAATTAACGGGCAACTTTACATTTAAAGATATCGAAGACGCGACCAGGCAACGTACCTTTTCAGGTGAAGAACCGTTAGAGCATAAAGACTTGTTAATTGAAGATAGCTTTTATGTGAGCTCACTTGGATTGTCATGGAAAAACAAAGTCTCGTTTAAGTTAAATGAAAAGTTAGAATTTTCAGGGATTAAGTTTGCAGACATTCTGTCTGAACAAGCCGATGACGTTCCAGCTGACGATAAGCGCGGTAGATTCATGGCCGATATTCTAATTGGCTGCAGTGAGCTCAACGAGTTACTACAAGATTTCTTTGCGTTTATGCCGATGGCTATTTTGGACACTGGCAATCAAACGTCCACCAGCGCGGCTAAAAAAGACAATGATGTGATCCCACCATTACACGAATCAGCCATTATCTTTGATGCTGATTTGTTAGAAACCGTTCACGCGCACATCAAAGAAACTCGAAAAGTTACCGCTTCAACATTACAAACCGAATTTGATTTAAAACCAGAGCAGGCTGAAAACCTGTTAAGTCTTTTGATCAGACAAAACGCAATATCTCAACCAGACAACAAAGGGAATCACCAAGTGCTATTAGCACCGGTGTAGGGAATGAAGATGAATAATAATTTAAAGCACTTAGATAAGTTTAAAATGAATAGCCTAGTCACTGTGGTTGATATTGAAACAGAGGCTAAAACGGTAGATGCAGTAATTTGTTCAGTTGGCGCAGTTGTTGTGAATGTTTTCACGGGTGAAGAAATTTCCGAATTTTATGAAATCTGTGAAATAACGAGCCAAACAGAAGCATTTGACAGAGTGGTCGACAAATCAACTCAAGACTGGTGGCTATCTCAACGTGAAGAATACCCGTCTGCTTTTGCAGATGCTTTTGATCCTGATTTGCCAAGAGAGTCACTTCAGGATGTATTACATGAATTTAATGAGTGGGTTTCTAAGCATTGCGGGAATAGACCGTTAGTCATGGGTAATGGTCCAGAGTTTGATAATGCGATATTAACGCATGCTATGGACTACTTTGGCATAGAACCATGTTGGGACTATGGGTGTAATCAGTCATTAAGAACCGTCGTGATGATGGGAAGAATGCTTTTAGGTTTTGATCCTAAATATGACTTAGAATTTGACGGTGAAAAACATATCGCAATAGACGACGCACGCCACGAAGCCAAATATCTAATCGAAATATTTTCAGAGTTTCAAAAGCACTTACCGTTATTTAAAACCAAAGAGACGGCTGAATCATAATGGAAGGTCAAGAAGTTACTTACCCAAGCGCACAGGGCTATACCGTTTGCACCGATAAACAAGGTGTTGATATCGCTATCAGTACCGATATTGACGCTAAGTTTTGTGCTTACCTGTCTATTTGTCCAGACGATAAAGACCAGACAGATGCTAATAATTTTGAGTTGTACGCATTACCTGCAGTTATCGGTAGCTCAGAAAATGGTGAGTTGGCGTTAAGTATCGGCGCTCGCAAGTTCAGGCATTACGCTAAAGTGTTTGTCTCTTGTGACAATCCAGCTGCGGCATTCACTGCAACATTGACCAAAAACATGGGTGTGTAAATGGATATCGTTTGGCCGTCAGAACTCTATTCAACATATCAATTTGATTTAGATAACCCTGATGTTTCTAACATAACGTCATGTTTATACGATGACGGCACAACCATTTACGATATATTCAACGGCGGCACTGTTGGAACGTTTGATGACGCTAATCAAATTGGTTCAACCGCGCCAGATGGTGAACGTATAAGCGCAACGTGGTCAACTGGCAAGCCTGCCGATATCGATGACAACCCGTTTAGTTTATTACTTACCAGTGTTGAGTATATCGACGATAATATGACTACAGAGTCGTTTGATATTAACGGTGGTGTAAACCATTACTCAACTATAACCAACTTCATTAATGACCAGCTTAATCAAACGTTGCACATAGCTGACGGAGTTTTAAAGGCTGACATAACTGAGTCAATCAATTTCGGTTATAACAAATACGGTAATATAATCATTCGCGGTGAAGTTGTGCCAAACGGCGCAAACTGGAATGATCTTACTAAATTGATATGTCCAGAATCGACCAATAATGCGCTTGCTATTATAGATGGGCTTGATGGCACAGTAAGCGGTAACAGTGTAGAAATTTGTCACTTAGGTATTCAAGGACCAACAACGTCCAACCGTTTAATATATGCGCGTGGCAAAGACTCTGCAAAAATTCATATTCACAATAATGATTTTAGAGCGCCAGAAAGTAATTTAGTGTCGTTCCTTTGTTATTTGCGGAATGACTCAACTGATAAAACCGCACTTATTTTTGAGAATAATATTGTCGCATCTAAAGCAGCCTCAACCGTTAACGCAATATATAACTATGCTAACGAATCAACTGTATTAAATAATATAGTCTATTGCGATGGGAGTGTTGGCATAACAGCACCCAGCTATGCAGTTAATAATTTAGTCGCTGGCGCAGCGGTAAATATAAACTCTAGTGTTACAGGCGACTTTAATATCGTTTCGGATGGCTCTACAGGCGGCAATGCAACTCAAAACCAACCCGTTACCACTTACTTCACTGATATTTCAGATCCAAGTGTATTCAATTGTGATATATCAATAAACGAAACAGGTCAAGCCGCACTTACGGGGCAAGGCTGGAACGGTTCAGACATCGCAAGTTTTGCTTATGTACTCGAAGAACAAGCAACGATTGTTTTAGAGCCCGTTCACACGCAACAAACTGATACATCAAGTGTCGTTAGTATCACATCAACAGCTGCAATTGAGGTTGTTCACACTCAGCAAACCGACACATCGACCGCAAGCGCTTTGCTCGTTAATACGCATCTTGAAGTCATTAACACGCAGCAAATTGATACCAGCCAAACTTATGATTTATCGGTGTTTAGCGCACTATCAGCCGTTTATTCACAACAAACTGATATATCAGCAAGTGTGTCATTATCTCAATCAATCCATGTAGATGCGGTTTACACGGAGCAATTCGATACAAGCAGCGTAGCTTATGTTACCGACACTGAATTACAAGCTACATTCGAGTTAGGTGGCGGTTACGTCACGATAATGCTCACAACCCCAGTTCAAACAGCTATCAAAACCACCCCAATCTATACAATTTTGGAGAGCTAACATGCCATTTTTCACGCACAACGATGTTAAAAAAGCCCAAGGCGATCACATCAAAAACAACATTACACATGGCGCGATAGTAATTGCACCAGAAAAAGCGGATGACTGGGCTACTACCCAATCAAGAATAATAGCGCAAACAGTCTACTCAAGCACTGATGTGGCAGTAGCCGATTCAGGTGACACTGTAACTATTACATTCAATCCTAAAAGCGGCATAGACCAAACAGGTACAGCGTCAAGCACTGACGATATTTGTTTTGTGGCGTTAGATAGTACAAATTCAAAAGTGTTGTACTGCACTGATTTAACTGACAGAGATATCACCAATGAAACAGGTGATACGTTAGATATCCCGGCTATTGTTCACACTATCAACGAATCGGTGAGCGCATGATCACGTTAACGTTTTCTAAAAACCGGGCTAAACAAGAAACGTTTGTATTGAAATATACAAAACCTCTGAGCCGAGAAGATTTCCGTTTTATTAATTCAGACGATGACGACATAACATCCGCAACATTGAATATTGCTGGTCAAACTGTTGAATTAGGAATGGAAGATACAACCGTAAAGGTTAGTAACAAAGTGTTCTCCGCCATTGATTTTAGCTGCCAACTTACCAGCGAACAAATGGATGCACTTAGTGCGTCAAACACTGCAGTAGTGTTATTCGATGGCCTCGAAGTAGACGCCGAAATTGAAGTAAACATAGAAGACTAAAACAAGGAAACGAACATGCCATTTAACGTAACAATATTAAAAAATCTAAGAAAAGAAGCAGGCTTTACTCAAGATAACCTCGCTAAAGAAATTGAATTAAGTCGTGAGACTGTAGTAGCCATTGAGGGTAACAAACCAAAAACAGTCAACGCTTTACAATTAAGTGTAGTAAATGAGTGGTGGCAACTTTGTAGAGAAAAAGCGACAGATTCAACCGCTCTTTCATTCAGAGCGGAAGTGTCCAGATACTTCGGTATGTAACCAATGAAAGTATTAATAAACAAAGAAGAGGTTACGGAGTTCTGTTTAGATGATGTATCTCACACGACATCTAACAAGGCTAAGTCTAAAAAGTGTTCAATAGATATTTGCACTGCAGCTGGCCCAATACAACTTGTATTTGATTCAGCAGAAAAGCAGCGTGAATTCTTAGAGCATGCGACTATGTTGATGGATGTAAAAGATAACCCCGAACTCATACATTCTAAGTGATGCATTAATCTATCCACAGAAAATGTTAAAAAAGTGTGGACAAAGTTTTGTCCACCATTTACACTCTGTTTTGCTGTAGTGGAAAAAACCGCTACCCAAGTCGCTTAAAGCGGCTTTTTTTATGCCTGTTATTTATTGATAGGCCATGTATGGTGACGTATCACGCATGTGTCCGAAAGGAAGTGATAAGTTCGGCTTGGCAAACCGTTAACACATAAGTTAGCCGACATGTAGTTCCCTCAAAATGTTGAAGTGTTGAAAGCCCGGCTTAGTCCGGGCTTTTTTATTTATAAGAGTGATTTATGGATCAGATACTAATCATCACCGCTATTTTTAAGGTGTTCATCGCAGCGCTTGCATGTTTTGGGGTTTGGTTCATTCTTCGAATTCTCGACAAAGTGTTAGGTGTTAACTTCCATGAAACATTTTCAAGTGCTGATCCTAATATGCGCCTTGGTTATTTCGGGATGCGGTTACTCGGATTCTGCTACATATTCGGAACGGTCTTCAGTTACGCATAAACCGTTAATTAAAATACCGAATAAATACGATAAACAATTTAAAGCAAGTTGGGCTCGTTGGATGCCCGGACATCAATATAAATGGTTAAAAGCACAATGCTGGCAAGAGTCCAGATTTAAACCAGAAGCGGTTTCACCTGCAGGCGCAAAAGGTTTGTGCCAGTTCATGCCAAATACCGCAAAAGAAGTATCAAAGGCGCTGAACACAAGAATGAATGTGTACAGCCCTAAATGGTCGATTGAAGCAGCGGCTTATTATGATCATAAGCTCTATCACTTTTGGTATAGCGAACGACCAACCAAAGACAGATTATTTTTAATGCTGGCAAGCTATAACGCAGGCGCTGGCAATATTTTAAAAGCACAGAAACGATGTGGCGATGCGGTTTTATACCAGCAGATAATCGCTTGTTTACCTGATATTACAGGACATCATAGCGCGGAGACTATTGGCTATGTCGATGCCATTTTCAATTTCTACCAAAGGCTTTTTATATAGCGCCGTTGGAGCAATCGTTCTTTGTTCCTTAACTTATTCAGTGTTAACACATCAAGAAAACCGATGGCTCAGTGATAAGAACCAAGACTTACAAAAGATATTGCTCGAGCAGCAATCAGAGTATGAGGTCAACTTAACAGCGGCTGAACGTGAGCTCAGTTCGTTAAGGTCTGAGTTACAACATCGGGAAAAGTTATTTAGCGAACACAGTCAAAAATCCGCGACGATTCAAGTAGAACTCGACAAAGCGCTGCGGGCAATTGAAGAACTTAAAGAGGTTGATAATGAAGTTAAGACTTGGAGTGATAATTCTCACCCTAACGTTATTAATGGCTTGCTCAACCCTGCCAAAAAAAACAATAACGAGAACTGAATTAGTTAAGCAATACCCACCAGCAATATACTTAGAAGCGTGTCCACGACCTGAGTACCAAGGCAATACCAATGGTGAGTTATTAGAGTTCATTGTTAAGTTAGATGCAGCATTAAAGCAATGCAACCAAGATAAGCAGTCACTTAGGGACTGGTCACAATAAGCACATAGTGAGGTGTTTATGGAGTACAAGATGACAGATCACAACACATCACTAAGTTATATCGTGAACTCAATATTAGTCTTATTCGGTACGCTTTCCGCAACTGAGTGGGCAGCGATAGCTGGTGTTTTATTCGGTGCTTTCACAACATACGGTAGTTACAGATACCGTGAGTTTATGAAACAAATAGCGCGAGATACATTAGAAGTTCAGCGTCACATGGCTGAGAACGCAGGACAAAACAAAGAAACAGATTAGTATGTTTGAGATTAATGTTGTTGGCTTAGATGAAGAGCTAAAGAGGCTCGAAGGGTTAGAGAAACAAATCCCGTTCGCCTTGGCCAAGACATTAACAAACACAGCGCAAGCAGTTAAAGCAGACTTAGTTGAAGGAATGAAACGGTCTTTTGACAGACCAACCAAGTTCACACTGAACTCTCTTTATATAAAACCCGCAAGAAAAAACAAACTGTTTGCCGCTGTTTATATTAAAGATGATAAGCCACTTAAAGGAACGGCAGCCGCTGATTACTTAGCACCACAAATCGAAGGTGGTCCGCGAAGACAAAAGCGCTCTGAAATGGCGTTGCACTATCGAAAAGGGCTTAAAAAGTCTGAAAGACTAGTGCCGGGTAAATCAGTTAGATTGAACAAGTTTGGTAACTTAACCAAAGGCTCAATCGGTAAAATGCTATCAAACATTGGTAGCCAATTAGATCATAACCAAAACACAACCAACAACAGCAAGAAAAAATTCTTTTGGGTTGATAGTGACCGAGGGCGTTTAAAGCGCGGGGTTTATCAACGTGTAGGCAAGAATAAAGTTAGAACTTATTTATTAGCTGTTGACAACTTTAGTTATCGTAAACGGTTTGATTATTGGGGCATTGCTCAGCGGTCTATGAACCGTCACATCGCGCCAATTCTTAGGAGAAATATTGATGCAATCATTGATGAAAAAGCGGCTAGACAAGCTGAAATCAGCTCGTTTTTCTAAAAGTTCAGGGCGCTCTCGCCTTGCTCAAAACCGCACCACTTTGATGCAATCTTTAGGTTCTTCGCCCCTAGACCGTTTATTTCAGGGGTAATTCGAAGCTCGACTTTTTCGTCGCTAGATACTTTTTTTGTTTTGGTTAATTTCTTTTCCACTTAGGTGATTTTTAATGGCTACTCAGAAAGAAGCAGCTGAAGAAATTGGCGTTACATCCAAGACCTTACAAAACTGGTTAAAAATACCCGGAAGCCCACAAGCATCAGGTCGTGGAGGTTATAACGCAGTTGAAATATTGAAATGGAAAGTTAACGTTTTAGAGGCAGAGATAAAGAAACTTCGGGCGGGTGACTTTGATGAATTTGAAAGTGGAAATCAGCCTGAATCAAAAGAATTAGAGCGCTTACAAGAATACGCAAAGTTAGAAGAGCGAAAAGTAAGAACGCGCCTCAACCAACATAAGTTAAATGTTGCCGAAAAATTATATGCGCCAATCCAAATAATAGAAGATTTTGCTGTTCGTTTGGCAACTCCACTGTCAGTAACCTTGGACGCTTTATTACCTAAATTAAAAAATGTTTGGCCAGATTTGCCACCAGAAGCCGAGAAACTTCTGGATTTAGAAATCGCCAACGCTCAAAACGAATTATCCAATGTCAATATCGATCTCTCAGATTACGAAGAAAGCGATCAAGAGAGCATACCGCAATGGATTGAGGGTATTGAAGAGAGCGATACCACAGACGGGACTTGAGTGGGGAGATAAAAACTTTTATTTGCCACCGGGTTCATCGCAAGTGCCTGGTCGCTGGCAAACACAACCAAGCCAAATATTTATACTTAATGTAATGACGCATGACGCCATTATAGAAGTGTTCGTCGAAAAAGCGGCTCGGATGGGTTACTCCAAAATTGTCGTTTTGGTTATGTTCTATTTTGCAGAGCATAAAAAAAGGTCTGGTGTATTTTATCAGCCAACTGAAGACTTCATGTCTCGCTTTGTGAGTCTGGAAATCGACACGGTACTTCCATTTTGCGAAGTGATAAAAAAAGTACTGCCAGCATGGAATAAACTCGGCAGTCCAACCAATAAAGAGAATTATAAAGGTTTTATCGGTGCGCCTTGGGATTTACTTGGTTTAAGTAAAAACACCGTTCGCGGCTTAACAAAACAAGTTGTCATCATCGATGAAGCGGACGGCTGCGAAAGCGAACTTGGCTCTGCAAAAAATAAAGAGGGTAGTACCTATACGTTAACTAAACGTAGGAACGACGGTGCTCCTTATCCTAAATACATTGCAGGCTCATCGGTCACTACCGATGGTGAAAGTAATATACAAAAGTGGTCAAAAAACGCAGACGCTAACTTTTACTTTCACATACCTTGCCCTCATTGTTTTGGTGAGCAAGTTTTAAAATGGGGTGGTCCTAAAAGCGATCATGGTATTAAGTGGGATGATAGCCAGCCAACCAAAGAAGCCAAGGCAAAAACCACATATTACCGCTGTGAACACTGTGGTGGCAGCATCAAATACCATCAACTTGCAAGTTTATCTGAGCAAGGTCGCTGGATAGATGAAGATGGTAATTGGTCGCAAGACGGCGAGTATTTTTACGATGCTGAAGGCAATAGCATCCGACCACCTAAACGATTAGCTATTCGTCGATACAGTCAATTATATAGCTTGAACTTGTCCTTTGGATGGGGTGGTTTAGTTGAAGAATGGCTCGGTATTGATACCGTTGCCGATAGAAAATCATTCATAAATACGGTGCTTGCTGAGTACTGGATTGAAGATCACAAAGAGCAGTTAGATTGGCAGTTACTTTATAACCGCCGTGAAGTGTATAAAGCACAAGTACCTATGCGCTGCGTGTACTTAACTGCAGGAGTTGACACCCAAGATGACCGAATTGAAATATCGGTATGGGGTTGGGGCGTTAATGAAGAATCGTGGTTAATTCTACATGATATCGTTGGCGGCACATTAGGTTCGTATGAAGACAAAAAGAACCCGGCAAATTTAGCAACCAAAGAGCCGTGGTTAAAAGCGTTAGAAATACTGAATCAAACATTTATCCATGAACTTGGTTTCGAAATGCGCGTATCTCGCGTGTGTTGGGATACAGGTGGTCACTATGGCTCCCATGTACATGCCTTTTCTAAACGTCATGGTTTAAAAAGGTTTATCCCAATCCGAGGTGCACCAACACCCGGTAAACCGATTGCTGCGTTTCCGAGACAAAAAGGCAAACGAGGCACCTACTTTTTTGAAGTGGGCACGGAAGAAGCCAAAGAGCAAATTTATTCACGTTATAAATTGCCCATTAGTGATCTTAGCCAGCCTTGTGCCGGTTATGTGCATTTGCCTTTAAACGACAGTTTTTGTGATCAAGACTTTGTTAAGCAATTAACAAGCGAAAGCAAAGTACCCGCTCGTTATAAAGGAAAATTAACCTCAAAGTGGGATGCCAACGGGCAACGAAATGAAGCGACAGACTGTTTTGTTTATGCCCTCGCGGCATTAAAAGTCAGTAAAACGCGGTTCAAAATCAATTTAGCAGAGTTAACAGAAGCCCTTGTGTCCACGTACAACATCGATACGAACACTTGGACTGTTCCTGCTCAAGAAACTGAAAAAGCGGCAATTCCAACAACACGCACTCGTAAATCAAAGAAAAAACCTAAAGTTACAGGCGGCATATGAGCTCAACACGAACCGAACAGCTAAAAGCAGATTTGGCGCAAGTTCAAGATGCAATTCGAGAGGCGGTAGATGGCAATCGGTTAGCTGAATGTACTGTTAGAAGCCGAACCTATAAGTATCAAATTGTTGGTATGGAAGGGTTACGGGATTTAGAACGTTCAATAATCAACAAATTAAGAAGATCAGCGCGTAAACGTCAGCGTTTTGTTAAATATAACTCGGGATTATAGTGGTAATGGCACAATCAAAAGCACGCATTAAGATCCCTAGCGGCGGCATATTGCACGAAAGTCGAGTAATCGCGGCTTATAATGGTGCCAGCACGAAAACGCGAATGGGTACAAAAGGGCTAGGCAGTCGCGGTCCTAATGGCAGTCGTGATCAAAAAGCAAATTTGGTCAGTCGTGCAAGACATACAATTATTAATAACCCGTATGCGGTCACAGCACAGAGAACGTATGTTGATAATGTCATTGGTACGGGTATTACACCACAATGGCCGACCGATGAATTGCAAAATCTATGGGATAAGTGGGTATTAGAATGTGATGCTGACGATCAGCATTTAAGTTTTAGCGGTTTACAAGCGTTGGTTGCAAATACCGAGTTTTCAGACGGTGAAGTGTTAACTCGTTTTCGTTGGCGAGATAAAAGCGATGGTTTAACCGTTCCTCTGCAATTAGAAGTGTTGGAAGGGGATCATTTACCCGAGTTAAAAGACGATCCTACTCAAAACATATTCAGTGGCATTCAAAAAGACGATTCAGGTCGTCGAACGCATTATTATTTGCATCCATATCACCCTAAAGACATTGTTTCTTTAGTTAGTAATCAACTTGAAATGGTTGATGCTGATGATGTTATACATCTATTTGATAAAGTTCGTCCAAAACAAGACCGAGGCTATCCAAAGTTATCGGTGATTTTAGTTCGGCTTTACGAGATAGATGAAATTCAAGATGCGACATTAGCAAAACAAAAAACGGCCGCGTTATTTGGCGCGTTTATCACTCGTGGTGACGATGAAGATTACGACGAAGACGATATAGGTGAAGACGAAACAATTGTCGGCGAAGACAGTGGTGAAGATGAACATGGCGCTCAAATCAATGAAATTCGCGCAGGTGCACTTCACTACTTAGAAAAAGGCGAAAAAGTCGAGTTTTCTTCACCAGAAGGTGTTGGTTCAAACTACGTCGAATGGTTAAAAACGGAATTAAGAGCCAGTGCGAAAGCGGTTGGTATGACATACGAGCAATTCACAGGTGATTTAACCGGGGTTAATTTTTCCAGTTTACGTGCCGGATTAAATGAATTTCGAAAACGCATAGAACGTGTGCAGTATCACGTATTTATTCATCAGTTTTGTCATCGCGTTGCCGCTAAATTCTTAGACGTGGTGTTTTTAAATCGCCTCGCTCAATTACCTAAGTTTTTAGAAGATAAACACCAGTACTTTCCAACGTGGCAAACACCGAAATTGTACATGGTTAATCCGTTGCAAGATGCCATGACAGATCTTATTGAAGTTCGTTCTGGTTTTGCATCAAGAAGACAAAAACAAGCCGAACGTGGTCATTCTCCAGAGCAGATCACAAAACAGATCATGAAAGAGCAAGGTGTTGATGATCCAAACGACTTGATCTTAGACAGTAACCCTTCCACCGTAAATAAATCGGGTACATTGCAACAGGGTATCGACCTTGTTAATTCCCTTGATAATTCGGAATAAGCCGGAGTAAAAATGAAAAAACCATATCGTATTGTTAATAGTGCCGATTCAAGCCAAGCCACTATTTTTATTTATAGTTACATTGGCGATGACAAACTGGATCAAGCATGGGGCGATGTTACACCAGAGTCGGTTCAAGAAGATTTAGACGAGTTAGACAATCAAGACTTGCTTGTGCGTATTAACAGCCGTGGTGGCTCAGTTCCAGCCGGGTTCGTTATGATGGATGCGCTGAGCAATTATCAAGGTAAAGTAACCTTTAAAATTGACGGTTGGGCGTTATCTATGGCAGCGGTTTTACCTTTAATTCCGAAGGCGACGGTGCAAATGTCTAAAACGGGTCGTTACATGTTGCATGGCCCAAGTATGGGTGCATACGGAACGGAAGAAGATTTGCGTGATGCAGCCGATCTTTGTCTTGGTTATAAAAATCAAATCGCCGATGCCATCGCCGATAAAACAGGCGGTAAACCAGAAGAATATGTATCGTTATTAAGCGAGCGTAAAGATCACTGGTATACGGCAGAAGAAGCGTTAGAAGCTGGCTTTATTGATGAGATTGTCGATGCCGAAAAAGTCACAGCGTGTGCGTCTGAGCATGAAATAAAATTATTCGGTGAATTACCAGATGACGTTAAAGCGGAATTAAAAGACGTTGACGCTGAAGATGATTCGACTGACCCTGCTGAAGAGCAAGAGCAAGAGCAAGAGCAAGAGCAAGAGCAAGAGCAAGAGCAAGAGCAAGAGCAAGAGCAAGAGCAAGAGCAAGAGCAAGAGCAAGAGCAAG